GAAACTGAAAATGTTGCTGCTTTTCCGGTAATAGGATTTTCAAATCAAGTTCAATCACTCGAAGATTATCGAGAAGATTTTGAAGTTAAATTATCAGGTGATCAAACAATTGATAACACTGTTTTAAGCATATTTGAATCTGATGATGAAGTTTCCGAATTGTTAGACAATGCGTTAATGAATAAGAAAAAACTTCGATTTAGAAATCTTTATGTTGTCGATTCAGAACATACAAGAGAAAGACAATCCGGTCTTTATCATATCTTTGATGCTTATGTTACGAAGAAAGAAACAAACGGGTCTGAGAGTTCCGCTGTAATTAACAACTATACTTTAAGTCCAGACGGTAAATTATTTTCAGGTTACGCTGAGTATTCAACTCCGTTAAACGTTGGCGATTATGGTGTTGGTGCAGGAACAGAAGAAATCGAAGGTGTAAAAGATTTAGGTCTTTTGACTGGTAACAGATGGATAACTGTTGATGGGGTTAACACTGATAATCCATATAACTCTGGCACGTCTGCTATGGCAATTCAGCATCCAAGTGGTCAAGGATGGGAACTGATTGGAGCAAGTATCGGTAATCCTAGCATACGTATTCGTAACAAGCAGATGAATCCCGACGGGACAATCAATGAATCGAATTGGGTTAAGGTCTATACAGAACTTGAACGTCCTACAACAGAAGACATTGGAGCGCTTCCTATTACGGGAGGAACGTTACAAGGTTCACTGACGATTCAGGATTATTTGACTGTACGCAAAAAGATAAACGCCCCGCTTGTTGAAATCGACAATCTAAATACTAAAGAAATTCAATCTGATTCGGTGAAAGTCAAAGGTCAAGAAGTTTATTCTCCTACGAATAAACCAACTCCTGTTGATGTTAACGCAGTAGCTCAAGGTGAAACGTTAGACGCCGGAACATTCTAAAAAATTTGATTAATTAAATAACAAGGATGTTATTTTTCAACAGGAGAATGAAATGGCTAATAACAAAGTCAAACACTATAGGACTGATGTCGCAGGACGTAAACCTGATGCTTCAAAAATGCTTGAAGGTGAAATTGCTATTAACATGACCGATAAAAGCATTTTCACGAAACGTGGAACTGAAATCGTTAATATCGGTAATGGTGCTGATTCTGTCGTCGAAGGTGGACAGACTTTTATCGGTGACGTTCAAGCAAATAAATTAAAATCTGACACTGATATTTCTCTGAAAAATTCCGAGAAAAGTTCTATCGTTTTTGAAGATGAACACGGTAAAGCAAAAGTCGAATTGAAATCTGAAAAGCAAACTGATTCCGAAGGCTCTTTGAAAGTTGTTGTTTCGAACGGTAAAAACGCTTCAACAGGTTATTCAACTTATGATTTCGTTAATGGTCGTTTACGTTTACCAGTTGCACCAATTGAAGCTGATAACGCAACGCGTAAAGACTATGTTGATTCAGAGATTAAGAAAGTCTCCGACGCAACAGGAACGAATCTGACAGCTTTAGAGAATAAAGTTAACGCTAACGACACGAAACAGACCGAAGCGAACACCGAGCTGGACAATCGTCTTAACGCTAAGATTGATTTAAACAATACGACTATTAACACGAAAGTTGACGCTAACAAAGCCGACGCAGATTCAAAGATTAAAGCTGTTAATGATCGTTTGACTGTTGATAATCAGACTTTGACCGACATGATTAATACCAAGGTTTCAAAAGCTGGTGACACAATGACTGGCGACTTGACTGTTCCTAAATTGAATGCCGACGGTATCAAAGCAAATTATATTAACTTGGGTCCTAATCCTAATAGTTTAGGTGCTAACAGTATTATGATGGGAGATTCCGATACAGGATTTAAATGGAGAGAAGACGGTTGGTTAGACACTTATTCCAATAATGTTGTTGTATCAAGTGTTGCAGGATCTCAAAACTTTTTTAATCGTCAAGTTACGATTAGATATAGAAGCGATGGTGCAGGAAACGTTAACGGTCTGGCACCTGCTGGCACATCTTTGCTTAAAATCGATACAACGACCGATGGAAACGGAATCGGAGACGGATACACTTATTTCGGATTGTCAAATGCCGGTAAATATCATAACTATCTGAGAGGAACTGGTGCTACGTTTATTGATTCAGTTGATGGTCTGAGAGTAAGTGGACAGACCCATCCTCTTGCGGGAATAGTGACTTCTGGTAAGTCACCCGGAACGCATGACATTTATTCCATGGTCAACTGGCCTCAATCTACGCAAGCTTTTAACCGTATGCGAAACTTTAGAGCATGTGGTGAAGCTTCATGGTGGCACGAACTAGCATGGGCACATCACGATAATCCTAAATACGCACAAGCATTAACATGGTGGCATGGCACTGGTGCAGATAATTGGATTGCATCACTGAACGAAACTGGTAACTTTAAAACTAATAGATTTGAGGCACATGGCGGCGGTCCTGCGTATAAGCTTATAAGTGCAACTGCCGGATCTTCTTATATTAGCGGACAAAACGACGGTAAAGAAAACTCTTGGTTGCTAGGTAAGACCGATGCGAATACAGACATTCTTTTCCAGAATAACATGGTCACCGGTCAATCATCTGCTGTTATTTTGAAACAGAATCATCTTCAACTTAATGCCAATGGTATTAACACGATGGCAGTTCTTGATAACCGAGTTGAAATTAGTGGTGTTCAGTGGGCAGCAACAAACAGTCACGCTTGGGCTGATCAATGGAAACAGCCGCCTCCGGTTTTACTGGACTTTGGGTCTATTCCAGGCGAAAGCGATTATTATCCCGGATATGCAATGCAAAATACGTCAACTCAGCATGGATATCATACTCGTTTTGAAATGGGAATAATTCGAGCCGGTGCACAGTACGGAAAAGGTGTAATACGTGTTTCTGAACCGAACCATGCTGCGATGGCCGGAAAAAATCAGTCCATTTATGAATTTGATATAAACGGAAGATTCGCATCACCGAATATTGTTGATACTCCTAAAGTTGAAACCCGACAGATAACAAGTTTCGGTGTTAATACTCTTAACGTGCTAGGCGGAAACTCAATTGCGTTTGGTGATGGTGACACCGGTATTCGTCAAAGAACTGATGGAAACTTAGAAATTCTGGCAAATAGCGTTCATGTTGCAACATTCGACCACGCGGGAATTAATTCATTAACCACTATGCGCGTTTCTTCTCCAAACGATTCTCGTGGCGTATATGTTCATAATATCAGAACAGGCAGCGCAAACGCATTAATTGTTGGTCAAGTTGATGGCTGGGCTGATTGGGGAGCATGGCGTGAACGTCCTGCTGGAATGATCGTAGAAGCGGGTTCAACTGATAAATGCATTAACATTTGGAAATCTGTTCAGTGGGGAACCGAATGGTCTGCTGGAATGGACATTTATAATCCAGCAGGCGGCGCTTATGAAGCCATGCTTCATGTTAGAGGTGCAAACTTTACATTTAGAAGCGTTGATGGTGCTGCCCATGCTGTTTCTTGGGTTTCAACTTCCGATAAACGTCTGAAATCAAATCTTGAAAAAATCGAAAACGCAGTTGATAAGGTTAATACGTTAACTGGTTACGTTTACGATAAGAAATCAGATTTGAAAGAAACTGAATATTCGTTCGTAACTCGCGAAGCAGGTATTATTGCTCAAGAACTGAAAGAAGTATTACCAGAAGCTGTTAGTTCTTTCGGCGAAGATGAAATTCTTGGTGTTAACTCTGCTGCTGTAAACGCGTTGCTTGTTAATGCTATCAAGGAATTAAGTGCTGATTTGAAAGAAACAAAAGCGCGTCTTGATGCTTTAGAACTTGCTAAATAATAAAAAGGGACGAAAGTCCCTTTCATCTAAATAATAACGTTATTACTTAATAAAGGATATTTAAAATGGCTGATAAAGCATATGATATTTTCGCTGGCTCTTACGTCAGTGTATTTTTCAACTCTGACGTATTGAACAAAGATATCGACTCAGAGAAATTCGTAGAAGTTCCTGAAGTTGGCGCATTTCCTACGACTGGTATCGAACGTGAGGTAATCGTTGCTCCTAACTTTACTCACAAATACAGCCGTAAACTGGTTGGTCGTGGTTCTGTTCCTGATATCGATTTGACTGTTAACTATATTCCTGGGTCTATTCATGATCAGCTTTATAAGCTTGCGGAAGATGGTAAACGTGGTCAGTTCAAAATCGTTTATTGGATGGATGCTTCTAAAGAAATCGGTGTTGCAAAAATGTATAACGGTTTCCTGTCAAGCGCTACTTATTCCGGTGGTGAATCAGAAGTTGCTGCACAGGCTATGACTCTGAGTGTTGATGGTGGTCCAATTGCCGAAGCTTTGGTTGATTTGACTGCTCCAACTCCAGAAGGCTAATCGTTTTATTGTTCAATCTTAAAAGACTCCTAACGGGGTCTTTTTTTGGCTCTAAATAAAGTCAGAGGTGAATCTTAAAATGTTTAAATTTCAAGCTGACTTATCAAAATTATTAAATCGTTATATCAACAAAGAACACAAATACGGTCAAAACGACTGTAATATCCTTGTCGCTGAATATATCGATATGACTTGCGGAACAGATTACGCAAGCAAACTTATTTCCAAATATGACTCTGTTCAATCGGGTTTAAAACACTGCAAAGAACTTACAGGTTTTAATAACGTTTTAGAAGCTTGTGAAAAGCATTTCGAAAAATCAAACATTATCGAAACAGGGTCAATTGTCTTAATTAAAAAAACATACAGACGCCGAGTTTATTACGTTGCGTCGATTGTCTTTAACGACAAAGCAATTATTGAACACAACAACAAATACGCTTTGATAAACGTAAAAGATTTTGAATACGAATTAATTTTTAACAGGAGAAAATAATGGCTATTGTCGCAATTGGTGCAATCATCGCTGGTGCTTCTGCTGGTCTTGCTGCTTATGCCGCTGGGATGGCATTAGCTATTTCAATCGGTATTGGTGTTGCTGTTGCTGCTGTTTCCGCTTTAATGTCAACAGCTATGCAACCAACTGTTCCTCGATTTAATACAAGTGATACCGCAACAACATTAGGAACAACGTCTGATCCTTCAACTGTATTACCGATTATCTACGGTGAACAACGCACAGGAACAATTAACGTTTGGGATGCTGTAGGAAATGATACGACTTATTTGGTGCAAATTTTTGCAATTGCCGAAGGTGAAGTTGATAGCTTTAAAAACCTTTATATCGATAACAAGCGTATTCTGAATGATGCCGTTTATCGTGATGGAATTGTTTCAAGAGGTTCAATCGTTTCTCAATATCAAGACTATGTGCAAGTTGAATTCTCTGTTGGTAAAGAACAAGGTCATCATTTCAAACTTGCTGAACAATACTTAGGAAATGACCCAAGTGGCTGGCCTGTTTCTGCTACAGGTAACGGTGTCGCTTCTTGCTGTATCGTAATGCAGAAACGAAATTCAGACTTACAAAACCAAGCTGATATCCTACAACCTAACAGTCAGGTCGCTGTTGATGTTAGAGGACGTTTGATTACTGACTTAAACACGGGACAAATCGTTCCATCTCGCAACGGTGCAAGTCAGATTGTCGATTATCTGACGAACGAACGATACGGATTAGGAGTTTCACTTGATAAAATTAACCTTGATAGTTTTAAAGCTGCTGCAAATTATGCTTTAAGCAATCAACTATTTTCCGATGGTGCAACAGACCCTAACGCAACGTTTAAAGAAAACTTAACTCAGCTTGCAGGTGCTTTTAACGGAATGATTTTCGAATCATTCGGACAAGTTTATTGCAAAATCGATGGTCCTGATGTTGTTTCATTTGATTTCGATGAAGAAAATATTTCTGCTGGTTCAGTTTCGTTGAATTCAGGTGGTTCAGAGGAATATTACAATACGCTGAACGTGAAATATCAAGATCCTGCAATCGATTATTCCGAGCAAGTTCTTCGTTATCCATCTGACGTGACGACCGACAAAACAATTCAATATGATAAACGTATTATCGCGAAAGATGTTAATTATCGTTTTGTGAAATCTAAAGACCAATTGGACAAACTTGCTTCAATCGAACGTAACAAATCACTGTTAAAACAGATTATCAGCTTTAGTTCTCCTGATTCCTATACTATTCAAGTTTGGGATGTTATCAGAGTTAACTTTGATGAATTAAATTTGCAAGATTCGTTATGGCGCGTTACTAACGTTAGTCGTTCAATGAATAAGGGCGTTGCTGGTATCGTTAACATCACAGCTACTGAATATATTGAAGAAGTTTATACCGATTTAGACTATGCGAAAGATCCTAATAACAACGGTTCAAACGTACCAAACAAAGGATACTTGATTGCTCCTACGAATCTTAAAGTTTCAAGCGTTTCAGAAACAGCTTTAGGAAGAACTTTTAAAGTTTCATGGAATTCAGAGCAAGATTTTAACCGTTCAGGTTTTTATATTCAATATGCAGTTGCAGGAACAAACCAATGGACTCAAGCAGGATTCACATCAGGAAATTCTTACTTGATTATGAACATGGACCCATTGCAGAAATATGATATTCGTGTTTGTGCTTCTGGTGTTTTCTATACGTCTGAATGGGTTTATTCAATGAATGTTAACCCTGATGTCGTTTATAATCTGCCTAAAGTTCGTGGTCTAAGACTTGTTAACTCTGAGTTTAATAACAACGTTACGCAACAAACGCAATTTGAATTTGCATGGGATAATCAGAGTTCAGAGAAATTCGAAGTTGACGGCGTTCAACAGACTTTCGAACAAGTATTTCAGTATTACGAAATCAAAATCACTGGACAAAGACCTGTTGTATACAGAACTAAAGATTTGAGCTTCATTTATGATTTACGAATGAACCAGCAAAACGGTATCAGTCGTGAAATTAAATTTGAAATCACTGCTGTTGGTTATTCAGGTTTAAGATCTGAACCTACTGAATTAATCGTAAGAAATAATCAAGCTCCTGCAATAATCGGTTTTACTGCTTCGAATGGTCCTGGATTATTGATGTGTTCTTGGAACGATCCAATGAGTGTTGCACCTGATTATTCTGGAACTGTTATTCAAGTTTCAAATAATCCTGAATTCACTGACATTAATCAAGTTCAGTTGAGTTCTAGCCAGTTCATTGAAAACTTCCCGTTAGTTGACGGTGAATATTATGTTCGAGCTGCATGGTATGACGTTTTCGGACAAGACCAATTAGTTTGGACTGAATCAGTTTATATCAACATGAAATGGGATATTCCATGGACAGAAGATATGAAAGACCAGTTAAACGACTTGCTTGATTTAGACCAACGAGTTGATGGTGCTATCGAGGACGCTTTAGAACTCGCAAATGCTTATACCGATACTCAGATAACATCAACTAAGCAGGAAGTAACAACCGAGATTGATCAGAAGATCAGCACGTCTAATACAACGTTGCATACTCAGATAACGAATGAAACGCAAGGCGCTATCAATCAGGCTATTACGATTCAAACGGCTGATTTTGACGGTAAGTTAAACTCTGCTATAACCGAAGTTGAGAAAACCCAAGCGGATGATCGTGCTGCAACAGCTTCACAAATCAGCCAATTAAAAGCTGAAACTACGGATATGGTCGCGACTGTTTCTACCGAAGCAAAAGCAAGCGTTGACGATTTAGCAGGAACTGTTAACAGTAAATGGGCTGTTTCTACAAACGCCGATGGTGTCGTAGCTGGTATTAGTATGTTGGCATCTAAGGACGCTGCGGGAAATAAAGCCTCAAGCATTATTTTTAACGCTGATAAGATTGCTATAACAAATAATAACACTGCTCCTAATGCTGTTCCACCGTTCATGGTCGCAGATGATAGAGTTTATTTACAAAGCGCGATGATTCGCAATGCTTCGATCGGTAATGCTCAAATTGCTAATGCTGCAATTGATAATGCCAAAATTGCTAATGCTGCAATTAATAACGCGCAGATTCAAGACGGTGCTATTACAACAGCGAAAATTGGTAATGCTCAAATCGGTTCAGCACAAATTGCCTGGGAAATATCCTCTGATAACTGGGTTCCTTCCGGTGGTACTCAAGGATGGACAATTAGAAAAGATGGTTGGGCTTCATTCCAAAACGTTACAGTTAAAGGAAATATTCAAGCTGATTCTGGTTATTTCTCAGGAGAAATCAGAGGTGGTTCTGGTTATTTCACAGGGACTGTTTACGCTGACAGAATCGAAGGTGACGTTATCAAAATGGGATTTGTCGATCCGTGGGGATCTGTTCATATTCCTGCTGTTGGTTGGAGAAGAATGATTGCTATTCCTAACGTTGCAATCGCCGGAAGAACTTATTCTGGTGGTACTGGTTGGGGTGGTGGCAAAGCGTGGTTAAGACTCTCAAACGGCCAAGAAGTTGTTTACGTTCAATCTCAATCTCTAAACGGTTCAAACGGTGGTGTCGCATACATCGAAGCGGGACAAGCTGTTGATTTAACTTATACGGTCGAATTAAACCGAGCAGAAGCCTCAAGGGCAGTTTATTTTATCAGTAAAGTTTGATTTCTTTCCCCCAAATCCGTTTTTCTAAATAAGACATGGAGGTCTTAAAAGGAGAAAGAAAATGGGTGTTGAAGCCATCATTTCTTTCGCGGGACTGCTATGCGCTGGCTTTGGATGGATTTGGTCTCAAAAGAACGCAATGGAAGCCGACGCTTTAAAAATCGAACAGAGACTATCTGAAATCGAGAAAAGCGTTGCTCTTAATAGTGCGACCGATTCAAACGCAAATACTGAATTAACCAACGTTCGTGATTCGTTTAAGGAGTTTAAAGGTGATATGAAAAGTATAGACAATCGAATTAGAGAAATCGAAATTCGATTAGCGGTGATAGACAGTGAAACGAAAAGAAATAAATAATTACAAGAAAACCCTTTTTGATAAACAAAATAAAAGATGTGCTTTAACTGGGATAGAAATTACCGATGTTAATAAAGCCCATTTAGACCATGACCACGCTCTTGATGGTTCTCAAGCTGGACGATGCCGAGGATTATTACTCGCACAGGCAAACGTCCTTGAGGGCAGATTAAAACATCAATTCATGTATTCAGGTTTAGCGAAGCACATCGAATATATTGATTTTTTAAAAAGATTGGTAACTTATCTCGAAAAAGATAATTCTAAAAATCCTATTCATCCTCAACTTGTAACAGACCTATCAAAGCGCTTTTCGAAAATGACGTTAAAGCAAATGAAAGAGACTTTATTAGCAGAGGACATAAATCCAGTTGGTGATAAAAAATCTCTCATTAACTTGTACAAACAAAATTTAAAGGTGAAGTATGATTGAAAAAATGAAAGCTGCATTCAAGAAACTTCCAGCAATGACAGGGGACTTTAAAAAGAAATTCATTTACGCGATGATTGCAATGGCTGTTTATAATTACATCGTTGTTCCGTGTGCATTGAGTTTCTTCGGAATAGTTCTTCCTATCGTTCCTCTTGATGAAGCTATGAAATATATCTTTGCAATTGTTTCATTTGGGAGTATGTAATGGCGAAACTTGGTGGAGTTAAAAAAGACTTAGACAAATGGCGAATAAAAGAATCTGATCAGTTCTCTAAAAGAGTAACTAAAGCGTCTAAACTCGCTTCTGTTGAGTTACAACGAAAGATTAATCGACGTGTTGAAGGACCTGTGAATTTCACCAAGAACGCCGTTGGGTTCAGATTTAAGATTGATAAAGAAGGAACAACTAACAGAATCTTTATCAAAGACGTTCAGGCGAATTATCTTTCACACTTGATAGATGATAACAGTCCGATTAACAAATATGTTCCAACAGGGGTAAGAGGTTCGACTAACCAGTTCGGTAACATTCCAGGATTAAAAACTCGTAGAAACCTAGAGGCAGTCAAACAAAAGAAAGATGGTATTAACAGAACGATTCTGATTAAGACAAATGTTAAAAAACAGAACAAAAGAGTTATTGCTATTTTCAAACGTCATCAAACTCGTAAGAAATCTATTGGTTCTTGGACTGATATTGGTAATGACATCATAAAAACGGTTCGTCGTGTTGCTACTAAATAAAAGAAAAGGAGACAAAATGAACTTAAATGATTTTGAAACATATCGTGTTGACGAACTCGATTCTATTTTTATCAAAGAGCACAATCCAGAGTCGATGACTATTCCTTATAGCTTTGAACTGGTGAAAGAAACTCGTATAAAAAGGAATCTTCAAAACGACCAAAACGTTTTTATTGTTAGCACTCAGAAAAAGAAACCTCGTTATCATTTCAAGAATAATGAAATCGTAGAAATCAATGGTCCTTTCTTTGAACAAAATGCTGTTTGTATTTTTCAGCAAGAATATATTCATAAAGGATTCAGAATGATTGGATATTTCTTCCAATTCATCGAGTAATCAAAAGGAGTTATCTTCGTGATAGCTCCTTTTTCGGCATAAATAAAGTAAACATTTAAATTAACTATAGGATTAAGAAATGAAATTCGAAGAAATGATCGCCGCTCTCGGAGCAAAACGAGAAGTTGTAGAAATCAAAGGTTTTAAATTTTATGTTCGCGCAATGACCGTTGAAGAATTTGGTAAATTCTTTTTTATGGAAGACCAGACCGATAATATGATTCTGAAATGCATTGAGAACGAAGACGGATCCCCTGTTTTTGAAAATATCGAACAAGTCAAACAACTTTATACCACCGTTCGCGCTCAACTTTCTGCTGCTGTTTCTGCTGCTTCTGTTATGAAAGAAGAAACTCACGCTGTGGAAAAGAATTAAGGCAGAATCCTTATAAAATATTCAAATTCAGAACCATGTTGCGTAGAGGTTTTACCGAACGTGAAATTCTGGATATGAGTATTAAGGATTTCTATGAACTGTGGATATATGAAACTTTCATTGAACCTCAAGGTCCTGCTGTAAATGACTTACATCAAGCGCATATAGCATTTTCTGTTTTTGCTAATAATCCAAATATTACAAAAGAAGGTTCGAAGAAATTAAAACTGAAAGATTTCATGTTCATCAAGGATAAAGTTTTTAAATCTCCTGAAGAACTGGAAGAAGAACAGAAAAAAGCCGCAGAAGCCAACAGAAAGAAAATGGAATCTATGTTCGACCCGAAACTTCTTGCGAAAGCAAAAGCTAAAAATAGGAAATAATAATGGCGAATTCTCGTTATGATGTTGAGATTCGCGGAGATAATAAAGGACTGTCTACTGCTGTAAAAGACTCTATGGACGAACTGAATAAACTTGATTCAGCCGCTCAGGGTCTTTTTAGTAATTTCACAGGTCCACTAAATGGTCTCAGCGATGGTCTCAGCACGATTCAAAGTATGTCCCCTGCGTTACGCGCATTGGGTGCAGCGGGGTTAGTTGCAGGTGCTGGTTTTGCTGCAATTAATAAAGCTGCTGAAACTGTTAACGTATTAAATCAGGTTAACACAACAACTGGCGTTTCTATTGAAATGCTTCAACAGTTGCAATCAACGTTCAAAGCTACCGGAATGGACGTTGAGAAATTCGGTGATTTAAACAAAGACGCAATGGATAAACTCGGTGATTCTTTGAGAGCTGGCGGTGGTGGTATTGCCGACGACTTAGAAGAATGGGGTTTAAAACTTGAAGATTATGCAAAATATGCTGGTGATGCCGAAGGTGGTATTAAAGCATTAATCGACACGTTCTATCAATTAAGAGCCGCTGGTAAATCATCTGCTGAAATTACTAACGCAATGGAATCAATGGCGTCTGATGGTTCTCATTTGATTTCAACATTACAGAATTTTTCTAATACCCAAGACGCATTAAACGCAATTCAAGGTCAAACAGTTTCAATTACTCAAGACGTTGCCGACGAATTCAAAGAATATGAAAGAAACATGAATTCTTTGAAGAAAGCAACTAATGAATTCACGGTCGAAGCTGCTAGTCCATTAGTTCGTGAATTTAACAATCTTTATGAGTGGATGGATGGTATTGATTGGAGTGAAACGTCTTTTGCGAAATGGCTAAGAGAGAATAACAAAAAGGGTATAACTCCTTCTGGTATGTCCTCTGGTCAAGTGCAGAATATCGGAAAGTCTGTTGAAGCAATCGAAATTGAAAAGCGTCAGGCGTTTATTGCAGAAAATGCCAAGTTGCTTAAAAAACAAGTTAATCAGCTAGTTCGTTTAGCTGAACAAGAAACGATGGCAAATAAGGCTCGCCAGAAAGTCTTAGAAGAAAAAGCGAAGAAAGAAAAAGACGCTGCTGATAAAGCTGAACGTGAAAGAAAATCTGCTGCTGATAAAGCCGAAAGGGAACGTAAAGCTGCAATGGCTAAAGCCAAAGCTGATTATGACAAAATGATGGCTGATCGTGCTCAGGCAGTTGAATCTCTGAAACAGTTAGACGTTGCGGTTATTGCTCAAGAAGGACGTTCATATGCTTCTCAGATTAATCAGACTCAGCAAGCACTAACAAAGCTTCAAGAACTAAGAGACAAAGGGATAATCTCACAGGAGCAATTCCTAGAACGTCGTAATTCTCTATTGATTAACTCGTCAAAAGAATTCTCCGACAGTCTTAAGGCTAATCCTGCTGACATTGGCATTATCACTCAGTCGATGAATCAAATGTTCGATATTCAAAAGCAAGAACTGGATATTAAACGTCAACAGAACTTGATTTCAGAACAGCAATACAACGAACAGTTAGAGAATCTCCAAATTGCACATCAAGAGAAGATGAAAGCAATTAAAGAGATTGATGCTAATCAGGTGAATATGCAGAACTTGAATTCAATTGGTTTCGCAACTGATGAAGAAAGAATGGCATTAGAGCAAGAAGCATTAAATCAACAGTTCGAAAGGTTCAGAGAACAGAATCAGAAAATGTACGAATCTGGACTTTTGTCGCATGAACAATTTTTAGAGCAAAAAAGACGACTAGACAAGGCTTATTCTGTTCAGTCTGAAAATATTGCTATGATGGAAATTCAAACGAAAATGGGAATGTATAACGGTTTTGCTCAAGGCATGGCTGGTGTTATTTCCGGTATTTCGGGTGAAAACTCTAAAGCCGCTCAAGCTGCGTTTGCAGTAGCTAAAGGAACAGCTATCGCAAATGGTATGTTAAACGCATATCAATCTGCAACTAAAGCAATGGCAACTTATCCTGGTCCTTTGGGATACGCATTAGCCGCATCAAGTTATGCGCAAGTTTTAGGACAAGTTATGTCCATGAAATCTGTGAATATGACTGGTATGGCTCACGATGGCATTTCTGAAATTCCAAGAGAAGGAACATGGCTGCTTGATGGTGGTGAAAGAGTCGTTGATCAGAGAACTAACGGAGATTTGAAAGACTTCTTGAATAATCAAAGCGAGTCTAAGACTCAGCCTATTGATGCTCGTGTAATCGTACAAGGAAACGTGACTGATCAGCGTTGGTTTGCTGAACAACTCAAGAAGCAAGAAAAGATTATCACATCAATTGTTCAATCAGGAAACAGACGCAAAATGTAAATAATCTTCAAGTTATTCACAGGCAATACGGGCGATTAAAATCGCCCATTAATTATTTTCTTTTTAAAAACTAAAGCACAGCCTGAAAACTTTGCCACTCAGGTGCATGCATAAGTACCGCGCTTTGTTCATTTCTATTCCAAATAGGAATCGCTTTCCCTATATAGAAAAAATGTGATGTTGCATCATTACTTTTCTTTTCACTACTTTTTCCTGCTTTTGTATATACGACAACAAGATCGCCAGCGCGAACAGGTTTATCCGGAAACCAAAATGTTTCGTAAATACCAGTGTTTACCGACTCATTCTCAAATCCCGTTTGTAGCAGTATAAACTCTCCAATATTGCATGAACTGTCAACTCGAATGACAATTCGTTCCTTATCTAAGTTTCCAGGTTCGCGAATTGCTGTAATATTAACTTTCATGGCTTGACCACCTTTGCAGCTATCCCCCCGACAGTGAGCACACTACCAAAAGCTAACGCGAGCACAGCGGCAGTCGGCTGAGTTGACCAGTTTGAAGTGGCATATCCAAAGGCAGAGCCTGAAATTAGAAAACATGTCACATGCATTATTTCCAAAGCAATTTTTGTTTTGAATTTTTCTTCTAATACTCCTACAAGTTTATCGGATGTATGAAACTTATCGCGAATCACACGCAAATCATTGCATTCACCATCTAATCTTTCAATCTCATCAAGCAACATTCGTTGTACCGCAGCAGAGCTAAGCTCCTCATCAGTTAGCTCTCTGCGAAGATTTGAGAATGATTTGCGTCCAGAATTCCCCTTGGGAACAGCTGTTGGTATCCCCACACTTACAGGCTCTTCTGGTTCCGTATCAGGTTGATGCCTATTCCCAAAAACCACGAAATGCTCCTTTCGTATATTCAAAATTGTAGCTAATTAATCGAAGGATCTAACCTTATATTCGTCTTATCAACATAATACCATCACTTTCAAACCAACTCTAAATTCACAGCAAAATTAGTTGCTTTGAAACTATATTGTGACGTTACTGGAAACTAACACAGGCGTATCCTGAAAAGAGATATGACAAACCGCGCATTATGCCATAAGTCTGAAAGAAGATCCTGCTCCTCGCTTAAGGTCTACACTCAAGCCAAAGGCAAAAAATGTGATTTCGTACACATCTGATTTCACTGTGAGCAGGAATGAACTTATAATGCGCTTCCAATACTCTAATATTCTCAACCCAATGGCCTGCCAGGCACAAAATCTCGCTTAAC